CAGCCACTTGCATTGCCGGATCGTCTGGCAATGCAAGTGGCTGATGCTCGTGCGCCCATGTGGGGCCGGACGTATTGGCGTTACCTAGATACCGGTCATATACACCAAGACAGCAGCAAAGACATTGGCGGGATCTTCTGGGAAAGCCACCGGGCAATCACAACGCGGGACGCAGCTGCGGCTGGTTTTGGCTATACGGGCCGATCAACCATGAAGTGCATCACCGTGCATCGTTTACGGGGCGAGGTTATGAGGCACACAGCGGCAATAGGGTAATGCGTTTGCATTACTTTAACCATTGTTTAACCAGCGGCAAGTATTTGTGGTCTTCGCCGTATTTCTCAACCCACGATTCTTTGCCGTTATGAATTGCGTCTGCGCCTTCTTGGTGGTGCGCCTTGCAAAGCGGGATTGTCTCAAAGTCGCTGGCCTTGGGTGACCCATATCGACCAGAAAATACATGGTGGGCATCGCTCGGCCCGTGCTTCAAACAGATCACGCAGGGCAGTTGTTTGACGCGGGCAATGTGCGCCCGCGCCTTAGCTGTGCCACGTTCGGCCTTGGGTTTCTTCTGACCCAGTGGGCCGCGTTTTGCTAAATCCATTTAGGTCAACCATCTTTCCCACTTCAGGCACTGGATGTTGTTCTGCCGCGCCATGTCATACAAGTCAGATACTTTTGTCTTGGACTTTTTGGCACGTTGTATGGCCGCTTCAATACGGTCTTTTTCTTCATACAACGGCGGCAGTTTAGCATAGGCGGCGGTTTTCATAAAGGGCTTTAGAATCCAGTGCATATCAGTTCCTCGGTCTGGTTGGTGGAAGGATTTTGAGAACGGTTTTTCCTGCATCGGTCAACCGCCAATGGTTTCCGACAGTTTCAACGACAAAGAATGGCCCATCGTCCGGGGCATCTACACGTTCAGCCCATCCGACCAATTCGAGGCTGTAAAGCGCCGCGCCATGAACACCGCTGTGAATTGATGTGAAGACTTCTTGCCCGTATTGCTCAATGTCTTTGAGCGCTTGCCACCTTGTGGCGTTTAGTCTGGGTTTCATTGGAACTCCTGTTCATATTTCAGTGCTTCTGGATCAGTTAATCGCACACCTTGCGCCGTCCAGTTCCGCTGCATTTCATCCATAAACGCAGTCATTTGTTTTGCTGTCATTAGTCTTGTGACTGGCAGATCAAAGGCCTTGATCGCATCAAGTTTATTTTCATAAGGCAGGTCTTTGATTACTCGATCATAAGAAATCCGAAACGCCTCATTTTCGGCTCGCAAAATAGGAACGCCGAATCGAAGTTTGCAATCCGCTCGAACATCCTCATGGGTTTGGTCTCCAAGTTGTGTGGCAATGTCAGTAAACCACCGCTGTGCTAGTCTGTTCTGTGCAGTTGATCTTGGCGCACCTTGTGTCCATGTTACGGTTATTGGCAGTTTGCGCCCGCGCAACAGGTTTGCAAGCGCTTCAACATGGATGGGGTCTCTGATGACCTTGGTGGGCATCAGCCTGCGCCCTGATTTCTCAAAAATGAAATCAAAACATCTTTGACCTCATCGTTTGTTACGTTCAATTCCTTGGCTGTTTTTTCAAATGTTTCATACAAGTTATCGCCCCACGGCACGCCGTCTTTTTCTTCGATATTTTCAAAAGTTCTGATGATTAACTTTGCATCGATCAAGTTCTTCATCCTGCACCCTGATTGGTCCAGTGGCTCACCATCACTTCGCTGACCTCATCGCGTGGGATGTCCAGTTCTTTTGCCACCTTGTCCATCGTCATCGATGCCAAGGCATGCCATATGCCGCCAGCCTCTTCTTCAAGGCGGTCATATGTAGCAATGATTAGTTTTCGATCAGACATTAAACTTCTCCCGCAGCTGCTGAAGTTTCATTTCCAGATCGCCAAGGAACTTGATCACCTCGGCCTTGATGTCTGTCTGCGTGGCGTGATCTGCGTGGACCCGCTGCATCCAAAAATTCATATCGCCCGGCATACGGGGATCGAAGCTGACGAAATCGCACCATTCCCGCCCGCAGCACATCATCTGCACTTGCATCTGGATCATGTATTTCGACGGAACCTTGCCAGCCAGCAGCGTCTCAATGTGGGTGGCAGAGTTTGGGCATTTGATTTCGATCAGCCCATCCGATCCTACCAGCCCATCAGGTGATGCTCCGAAGCCAGCGATGGTCGGGTGTGGAATAAAGCCTGTCTCCACCACAGCCTCGCCTGTCATCAACTCGTAGGCCATGCGGGCCTGTGGCTCAGTATCCGTTCCCCACTGCATAGCGCTGCTAGAAAAGCCCTCTGTGGGCGTCTGCGTCAGTCGCTCGGTGATAAGCTGGGCCATGTAGTTTGCACGGCTGGCGCTATATCCCGTCTTGGTGGTCGCCATCACATCGGCGGTGCGGGATGCTGTGACACATCCCAACCGCGCTGCGAACCATTCTTCACTGCGCTGTTCCATTTGCCACCCCCAATGCTGATTTTTTGGTCAGCATGGCGATTGCGTCGATCGCTTGCTTTTCGGTCATGTCTTCTAGCTGCTTAACTTTCCAGTAAGCGCAAAACTTTGCCTCGTCTGTGTTTGTATCAAACATCAGGTCGCTCATTTCCACATATTGCTCTTTGCTGATCAGCTTGCTCGGTTCGACCTTGGGCGCGGCTTTCGCAGCTGCGTTGCCATCATCATCTTCTGGCGCGATGCCTGTGAGGCTCTCAAGGCCGATCCGCTTGGCATAGGTCGTGGCAGACTTCATCCCCTGCATATCTTGCTTGTTGATGATCAGCGGCACATCGCAGGAAACGCTGGTTTCGCTTGCGCCATGAACCAGCATCGTGCGCATCACGGCGCCCTGTTCATCCCGCACCATCATGTGGAACATGGCGATGCCTTGCTCGGTCAGCGCCGGGATGGCGACCGAAACCACATCGGCCAGATCAGCGTATTTCGATTTAAACGCGGGGTTGGTTGCGCCTTTCACAACCTTGCCCATGCCAGCCTGTGCTGCGCACAAAGCCATGTAGATGTTTTTATGCTCGGTCATTTCAGAACCCCAATCCATAACCCAAAAAGAACAGGCCGTAGGCCATTACAAAGAGCATCACAGCCCCAACTGCATCTTCGATCCATTCGCGCATTTAATAAAACTCCACTTCAATCCAAAGAGACAGGATGGCGTCCTGCAGCGCTTTTGGCAGTTCTTTTATGTCGACTGGCGTATCCAGAATGAACACTTGGTCAACCTCAACAGTGTTCATATCGACCTCTTCCCAGACAGGCGAACCCGGCACACCGAAGTCTGTGCGGACGCTCTCTGCGACAAAGCGAACCTTGATTTCTTCACCCTTGTAGTATGCTTGCATGGTCTTTTCTCCCATTCTTGCGTTGTTCGTCTAACATCGGTCTAACGATCTTGCTTGCGCTTGTAAACAACTATTTGCATCAGGCGCAACTTTGTGCAAGATGGCCGCATGGAAAACACATCACGCATCGCTCTGGCCCAGCACATCAAGGCCGAAAAAATGAAGAAGAAAGATTTTGCTGCCATGCTCGGTGTCAGCGCATCGCAGCTTTCCCGCTGGCTGTCTGGCTCGGTTGTGCCTGATCGCCTGTCACGCAAGTTTCTGGAGTTTGCCACAGGCGTCTCGTCGGATGGCTGGCAGTGAAGATTCAGCCCAGCTTTGCCCGCAAGACAGCTAACAAGTATGGCGCTAAGAAAACGATGGTTGGCGAAGTCCAGTTCGCAAGCAAAAAGGAAGCCCAGCGCTATATGGAATTGCAGCTGCTCGAGCGGGCTGGGGAGATCAGCAATCTGCGCCGGCAAGTCAAGTTTGAACTGATGGGCCAGCATAGGCCGCTATACACCCGCACGGGCCGGAAGATGAAATACACGGCGGACTTCGCTTATGTTGAAGACGGCGTTGAGGTAATCGAGGAATGTAAAGGCGCTTGGACTCGTGACTTTGAGGTGCGCTATGCGGTCGCCATTGCGATGGGATTAAATCTGCGCGTGACCTAGAAAACGCTTTATTTGATCTTGAATGAGGTATAGAAAAAGAAGTGGGCAGGGAACGCGGAAACGTTCAACCTGCCCTAAGTAAGCCGCAGCGGGGGAGAAGACCGCTGATCATCGGCAAGCGCAGCATGGATGCGCTGATCGTGGTTCTACACCGCGATTGGCAACTCCACAACCCAAGGAGTGCCAAGATGCACAGTTTCGACCCAGACATAGCGCAGCGCGTGGGCGTCCATGCCGCTGTAATCTACCAGAACATTTTCTGGTGGACCCAGAAGAACGCTGCGAACGGAAAGCATATCAAAGATGGGTATGTTTGGACGTTCAACAGCAGAACGGCCTTTGCCAAACTTTTCCCATATCTCACTGAAAGCCAGATCAAGACGGCATTGCAGAAACTTTGTGAGAGCGGTCTGGTCATAAAGGGCGAATACAACGCATCAAGCTATGATCGAACAAACTGGTATGCGCCGACCGAAAGCGCAAAATGGGTCAACCTTGCCATTGGTCAAGAATCGCCAATGGGCTGGTCAGAAAAGGCCAATGGGCTGGTCACTGAGGGCCAACCTATACCAGATATAAACACAGATCATAAACCAGTTGGTAAACAAGATAAGGCGGTCAAGCCGCCTGTGATCAATGAAGCCTCAGAGATTTTTGATTGTTTGACAATGTGGGCTTCAGAAGCTGCTGTCAAAAGTTTCATTGAGTATCGCAAGAAATCCAAGAGCAAGGGCTTGACCCTAACCGCAGCCAAACGGCTTGCATCCACCTTACAGGAGATTTTTAATGCAGGAGAAAACCCCGATGACGCACTTGGTCTCGCAGAAGAACGCGGATGGCAGACAGTCAAGGCAGATTGGTATTTCCAATCTCAGCGAACTGACAGAGGAACAAATCGACAAGGGTCGGGCATGGCTGCGGCATTTGCAACAGTCGCAGCAGAATGCGCTGCCAGAGAAAGATACCGTGCTGAGAATCCAGAAGACCCTAATGACACCATGCTCTGGGGTGTGGATCTCAGCTAGGGTCGCTGCGCTTCTCAGCCCCTATTACGAAAAAGACACGCCACAGGCTGTGCGGGAAATGGAAGCCAGAGATTGGGAACACGCTCTAAGCGGCTTTCCTCAGTGGGCCATTGAACGCGCTGTGCGCTGGTGGAAGTCAGA